AATAACAGAAGCAAAAGCAGATACATGGTTCCATATAGTAAGCATTACATAACCATTTTTGTATTATCGTTAGGTTCGGGGACATCAAAGAATTTATCTTCCTTTAATTCATCAGGAAGACCATAACCTTTATGTTGTTCATCCATATCAAGACACCATTGCTTGAGTGCCTTACCTGTATCTGTGAACTTAGCTACGCCTAAGGTACGCCAAGCATCTAGTGGTTCTAAACGGTATGTCGCTGCATTCTTGTAGTAACACATAAATCCATTAGGACCTTCACGAGTCTTGTGATATTCAATAATGAAGTTTCTATCGTTGTGGGGAAAGGGTATTCTTTTCATATGTATATAAAGGAGTTAAACCCAGGGTTGATAGATGTCATAATTTATGTATGACTTAGATCAACCAAGAGTTACGTTCGCGCTTTTGCGCTCACTCCAAGTTTGTGTCTTTTGGTTTAACCACCTTCTGGTGGTACTTACGGAATGTCCATTCAGGGGACATTAATAAAGGGGAAAGGTTGTCTCCCCTTAGTACAGAAAGAGGAGTCCACCCTCTCCTCCTCCTGTATAAGGGTGGGACCGCTGTTAAACCCAGTTAGGGACAGGGTTTCTTGAATTCCCATTAGCTTGTTGTCTTTGGTCTTTATTTAGTCCTAAAACGAGGTGATTAGCTGAGCCTTGGGGGTCTTCTATGGATGCACGAAGGAGGTCTAAGAACTCTTCATTACGACGGAAAGCTATTTGTTCTTGAGCTGAGATAGCTAGTACATCTGTAAAGTATTTAACACCTTGAGCTAAGCAGTCAATGCGGTCATCGTGTTTTACTGCACCTTTTTCACGACACATGCGGCTCATCTGATAGAAGAGCATGTAGAGCAGCCGTTCTTCTGGAGGGGCTTGTTTGTTTGAGGAGTAATCCCAATCAAGTACAGAGCGATCCACAACAAGACGATGCTGGTTGAGAACGGGTTCCAAAGTGTCAATAATACGGTCTTCTTTTCTGACATTGGCTCGGACTTCTTCGACATCTATACCTTGTTTAGTATTTACTAAGTGTTTTTTAAATAGTTCAGCGACGATACCATCACCGAAGTTAGTTTCGATAACTAATTTAGTTACGTTGTATTTTTTACAACCTTTTAGAATGTCCAATAACGTAGTGTCTGAGTATCCGTCTCTGTAAGCACGCATTTCGTGCAAGTACAAAATACCGTTGCGTTGGGAGAGATAACATGCAGCTGTTTCATCTGATCCACGACCCGACGGGTCAACCGAGCAGATAGTTTCTGTGAAATCCCCCCAGTCTCCTTGGAGCTGCATTGGACTGTAGAAATAATCTCCAGGTAAACCGACAGTGGGAGCGTCACGGATGACATTAGCGGGGTCTGAGCACCAAATGATGGATTCTGGTGCAGTAGTTGGGTTGACAGAAGTGACGATAAGGTCAGCCATTTTAAGGGGGAACTTTTCAGCGTCACTAAGGGAAGTATCAAGCATGAACTGAAGCATGAAGTTGCTTCTGCCCATTGCTGCTTCACGTTCAATAAGGTCTTCATCATTAAATCTATCTGGGTCAGTTACTTGCCATTTTTTTGCACCTTGATCAATATCTTCTTGTAGTTGAGGTGCTATGAGACCTTCGTAATTGGACAGTGAGCGGGGAAAACGTGCTGGCCATACAAAAGGTCTATAGTTACGTTCTGCGAGCTTCCTGTAGACGGTAAAGACAGTCTGAGGGGTTCCTAAGTACATGATTCGACTGTCATCTTTAGGAGTAAGGATTGATTCAGCTTCTGTACAAAGTTGTAGAAGTTTTTCCCTCATCATTTCCGTCATTGAGTTGCCAGGAACTTCTATGTCGTCAAGGATCATTAAATCTGCACGGCTACCCGTCAGTTGACCAGTAATACCTACTGATTTGACTGAGGGGGCCTGGTGAGGAGAACAATTAACATCAAAGCTAATGCGAGACCAGCGAGAATCATCGGATTTAGGTTGTAAGTGAGAGAGCCAAGGCGTCTCAATGATTAGTTTTTGTAAGAAGATGGACATGTTATCTGCACGTTCTTTAGATGCAGAGATAATCATGATCTTCTTTTCTTTATCTTTGAAGAGTGTCCACAACACGAATGCACCTGTAATCCAAGATTTACCGATTCCTCGGAAGGCTTGAATCTGTAGACGCTTAGGACCGTGTTGTAGATAGTCTGCAATTGCATATTGTGCGCGTGTAGGAGTAGGTAGTTCAAGCTGTCCCCATAAAGCTTGTAGAAACAGCTTGAAGTCTTCCTGCAACGCCTCTAAGACGTTATTCACTTATCATAATCTCCTACGCTGTGCTTCACTTAAAGTAGGTGTCAATTGAGTTAATTCTTCTTTTACCTGTCGCGATGCTATTTCAAACTCTCTCTGCAATCTTATTGCATCTGATTTTGATTGTAGTATATTATTTTTAATATAATCATCAAATTTGGCCATCAATTCATCAGCTGTTTGAGCTTCCTCTACAAATTCAATCATCTGCTCAGCTGCTCTGTGTTTAAATTCTCTACCATCACGTTGTCTTTGTAGATGTAAACCTTCTTCAAGTTTTTTGCCATTGATGGTTGTCGCTTTTCCAATATGAGGTTGAATATCCATCATCAACATGTTGTCTAGAAGTCCCCCCATCTTCGCGTCTAGCATTTCTGTATAAAGAAACATATTTACGAGGTCATCGTCATCTCCAACCTGTGCCATCCTTTTAACAAATGCATATGATTCATTTTTAGGAAATAAATGGTGAGCTTGCTGTCCAGGTATTGCACCTTGTTCTTTCACCATTTTGAGGTATTTAGAAGTCGGGCCTTTACCCCAAAAACCTAGTTGTTCTTCATCTGGGTTAAACGTAGACAAATCATTAGCTAATTTTGATCGCTCTACTTTCTGTGCTTTTGCTGACTGCTTGCTTGGATTCTTCAGTTCACCCAATAAATATTCACGCCGAGCTTTCCATTTGTTTAGAGCTTTGCCATATTTGCCGGTTGTGGAAATCCCTTCTCTGACTCCAGGTGCAATAAATTCAGGATTTTTAATTGTAATATCAAAAACTTGCTGCGATAGATCAGGAGTTACATCAGGAGCAAATCGAAGATGAAGACCGCCTGAACTTGGTACAAGTTGTGGAGTTCTTGGTGGTCTTAAAGTTGGAAGTTTTGACAGACCTTTGAGAAGTCTTCCTCCACCTGCAAGTGCAGCTTCTTCTGCTAAAGCAAACCCTCTATCCCCCCATCTAGGGTCAACTCCAGAAGCCCTTAAGGTGTCTCTTGTTAATTCTTTTGTCCCTTCTAAGTTGTCAAGAAAAGTTTTAACTGGACCTGGAGAATATCGAACACCGCCACCTATAAATTGAAGTGTAGGTGTAACTGCTTCTACTGTTTGTTGAACAAGAGGTATTTCAGATATATCCTCAACTCTGTCTTGAATAAATTCTCTGGCTGGTGCAGCTAAATTGTTTAAACCGTCAAAAAACCAGTTTGCTTTATCTTCTAATTCTTTAAACTTGTCTTCTGTTACCCACCCATGTTGTTTGTGATAAACACGGGAATATGGTTCCCAACCTTGTTCCTTTTGTTCGGCATAGCCTGAAGCCTGATTATGATGAGGCATAAAAAAAGCCCCCATTGCGGGGGCGTGTAATTAATTAGTTGTTCAGTACCCTTTCTTCTTAGGCTTAGGTTTTGTTTGCTTAACTGGTTTTTTGTGTCCTGGCTTATGCATTTAATTAATGTGAGATAGTATTAGTCCTTCTCTAAGAAGGTTTTGTCCGAATCGCTCTCTCATCCAAGAGCGCCAATGTTCACTTCCTTTGTCCTGATTGCATCTGGCACACGCGCATACAACATTCGATGAAATGTCTTCACCTCCCTTACTGCGAGGGAGCACGTGGTCCAAAGTGAGTTGATGTAATTCATAAGTAGTTCCGCAATAAACACATGTACAGCCAAAATGTTCTTTGATGCTGCGCCTCCAAAGGCGCTTGGCTTCAGAGGATGTCATGGTTATTAGGTTGTGTAGATAATGTTCAGGAGTTGGAAGTAAAGGGGTCATGCGTATTTGATCTTTAGGCGTGGTCTGCGTCGGTTAGTAGAAGGTTTCTCTAGCTTTCCTTTGTTTGGACCTGTATGTGAGGCATCTTTGCCGTCACCATTGCCATAAGTACCAAGTTTCCGATTTAGCTTGTTAGCGTTAGTTCGGATCTTCAGTCCCTTTGCTGTCTTGTTGTATTTAGCCTGTTGCTTTAGTCGCTTTGCACGAGCTTCAGGGTTGTTCTTGTAATACGTAGACGTTTTACCTGCGGCCATAAAGTCTGCTCTGTACTAATTCTGGATCAATAGACGGCATTACACTTGCTAGCTTTGACAACGGGTTACCTTCAAAGGCAACACCGCTGATGTCGTTCTTAGCTAGCCAATCGCAAGCTGCTTTTAAGTCTTGAGTAGTAGCTTCACCTGACTTGACTCGCTTCAGAAACTCTTCTGTGACAAGACTATGGAGTTCGTTAAACTGATTCTCTGTAGCCTTATTCTGCTGCTTCGACATTAGCCTTCACCTTTTTGGTGGCTTTCTTCTTTGGAGCAGAAACAGCAGCTTGGAGTTCAACTACGTTGTTATCCAACACTGATTGGTGAGTCAGTGCTTTTTCTGCAGCTTCTTTAGTGTCAAACTCTTGCAGCACTTTGCCGCGAATTGTATCTACTAGTTTGTAATTCATACGTTGTAATTGGGTCGTTCGCTTTTAAGTTTTTTTACTGTTCTAAAAGGATTGCCAGTATGAGTAGGTGGTCCTTTTCTTTTACGATCTTCAGGACCATCTAGTCTGCTTGGATCGTGTGTTTTACCGTGTGGCATTAGCTATTCCTTAGTGCGATTTGATCTAATTTGTTTTCAATACGGATCATGTGATCTTCCATCCTGGAAACCAAGGTGGCTAAATCAGTTTTAGATACATATTCTTGAGCTACTGTCAGCTCTAAAGT